ATTTATCGCGCTCTCATGACGCAGTGCTACGCCGCTATACAAAACCACGAGATCACGGCGAAGAACGCGGGCGCGGTGGTGATGAAGCTGCTGCAGGTGTCCACTGGCTGGGTCTATTCCAAGACGAGGGACGTCGTTACGCTGGACAACGGCAACCGCATTCAGGCGCTGCTCGACGCCATTGAAGGCACTGACCGCAAAGTGTTGGTGTTTGCGCCCTTCAAGCATGCTCTAGCTGGTATTTCTGCAGCGCTTACTTCGGGAAGTTACGAACATGCTGTTATCGATGGCGATACACCTGCACCAGAGCGCGCAAGAATTTTCAACCTGTTTCAAAACACTGAAAAATTCCGCGTCATCTTGGCTCATCCTCAGTGTCTTGCGCATGGCATTACGCTTACCGCCGCCGACACAGTCATCTGGTTTGCTCCGGTTATGTCTCTGGAGATTTACGATCAAGCGAATCATCGCATTCGCCGCGTGGGTCAACACCATAAGCAATTAATCTTGCACCTGCAGAGCACACCGGTTGAGAAAAAGATTTACAAAATGCTGCAGGCAAAGCAGAAGATACAAGAACAACTTTTAAAACTCTTCGAAGAGAGTACTCTGGACAATCCGATTACTTAGCCACCCACCCCACAAGGAGAAGCCATGACGAATTTTTCCGTGCGCGTTGCGCAATACGTAAAATTGCGTGACTTGATCAAGGACAAGGAAAAAGAGTTCAAAGAGAACCTAGCGCCTTATAAAAAGGCACTTGAGGACCTCAATTCAGTGTTGCTAAATCACCTCAACCAAGTCGGTGCGAATAGTGTTAACACCGACGAAGGAACGGTCTATCGTACCGAGAAGAACTCGGCATCGCTAGCCGATCCTGCGGCCTTTATGGAATACGTGATTGCCAATGAAGCCTACGATCTGATGGATCGTAAGGCCAACGTTACGGCATGCGCGGAGTTCATGAAAGAGCACAATACGTTACCTCCGGGAGTAAACTTTTCCAGCGCTTACATTGTCGGCGTTCGCCGACCAACAGAAGAGAAAAAGAACGGCAATTCCTCACCCAAGGAGAAATAAATGACAAAGATGCTTCCCGGTTCGTTTGGCCCAGTGTCCACTGTTTTCGGCAATGACGACAGCGACGACAAGTTATCCACAGGTATCAAGATCGGCTACCCGATCTTGCGTATCAAGGGCAAGGTTTGGTCTATTACTCGTGGTGGTGCTGAGCCGTTCGTGCTGATGCGCAAGGACAATGACGGCCCGCGCAACTCCATCGACGTAGTGCTTCTTGCCGCGTCGCAATATGTGTCCAAAGTCTGGTACGAGAATGGTTACGAGGAAGGCGCAACCAATCCGCCCGACTGCTTCTCGCCCAACGGCATCGTGCCGGATGCGGCGTCGACCAAGAAGCAGAACAACACCTGTGCAGGCTGCAAGCAGAATGCATGGGGTTCCAAGATTACCCCGGCAGGTAAGAAGGCCAAGGCGTGCACTGATAGTAAGCGCGCAGCGGTTGCACCTCTCGGAGACATCAGGAACGAGGCGTTCGGTGGACCAATGTTGCTGCGTGTCCCTGCGGCTTCGCTGGCCGATTTCGGGAACTACGGCGACGGCATGGATGCCCGTGGCTACAAGTACTGGACCATCGGCACCAAGATGAGCTTCGATACAGGCGAGTCGTATCCGAAGATTGTGTTCGAGCCAATTCGACGACTTGAGGATGAAGAAGCCGTCGCAGTGCTGGAACTGCGCAAGTCACAGGCGGTGCAGAACATTCTCGCCGAAAGCGACTTAGCGCAGGAGGCGGTTGTTGAGGCGACTATCAAGCTACCGGCCGGGTTTCATGGCGAAGATGTTGAGGAGCCTGTTACCCAGAAGGTAACTCCTCCTCCGCCACCCCCAGCGAAGGAAGCAAAGGAACCGAAAGAGACCAAGGTCACCAAGCTACCCCCGCAACCGTCCCCTATTAACGACGGGTTCGGTGGTTCTGAGCCAGCGAAGGTTATCAGCCCCCAGCCAAAGCCTAAGCGAACTCAGGCCGCCGTATCGCCGCCGCCGCCTTTCGAAGCCCCCGACGAGGTGGCGGCGGACGATAGCTTTGAAGCCAGTCTGGACGCCCAAATCGAAAACCTGCTTCCGGAGAACTAGCACTTTTGGGGGGCGGGAAATCGCCCCCCATCCCACCTACCCACAGAAAGCAAGTCATGCTGGACGCTCAAGAATACCTCGCCAAGGTGCTGCCTTGGCCGCAGGATGGCGACCCGCCTGCCCACATCAATCTTCACTGGTCCCTCGACAAGATGGGGAACAACGGCAAGCCGATCTGGACCGGCCGAGCTACTCATTCAGTGCAGGAAGCGGTTAAGACTGTGAAGTGGGCGCTGTCGCTAGCCGACGTGAAGGACATCTATGTCTGCATGTCCTCGCAGAAGGACGCACTGCCGAAGATCTCCAAAGGTGGACACAGATATCTATTACCAATCCGTGGCACGGCGAACGCTGTCGCGCTTAAAAGCCTGTACATGGACATCGACGCCAAGGGAAAGGATAAGGACAGTTATGACACACTGGCGGAGGCGCTCGTTGCGTTCAACGATTTCATCACCGATGTTGGGCTCCCAAGACCTAACGTCATCGTCAAGACAGGAGGCGGCTTTCATGTCTACTGGACCTTCGAACGCGCACTCACCATACCGGAGTGGCAGCCATTATCGAATGCCTTGGCGGCAGCGGCTAAAGCGCATGGCCTTAAATGTGATACAGGGTGTACTGTTGACGCTGCTCGTATTCTTCGCATACCGGGCACTTTCAACCGAAAGCTGGATGTTCGTCGCCCTGTTGTTCTCGCTGGTGGCAGGACAGGCGGTGATTATCTTCTGGCCCGACTTGAAAGATCTCTAGATCCCTACAAGACGCTTACCCCGAAAGTAACTCCGGCTGCACCCCCAGCGTGGACGGCTGTACTTCCTCAACTGACGCCGATCACTGGCGGCAATGATCTGTCGGCGGGCATCGAGAAGAACTCTGGGCCGCCGATTGATATCAAAGATGTCGCGAATGAATGTCCTTTTATTCGCGAGGCACTTACCACGGGGGGTAAGGACTTCGGCAATCCGCTATGGAATTTGTCGACGTTGATCGCAACCTTCACAGAAGGCGGGCGCGCCGATGCTCACGCGATGGCCAACGGGCATACCACCTACTCCACTGAAGAAACGGATGCGCTCTATGACAGAAAAGAGAGAGACCGCAAGAGCAAGGATCTTGGCTGGCCTGCGTGCCGCACGATCTCATTATCGGGGAGTGGGGTATGTCAAAGCTGTTCACACCTTGCGGCAAATCGATCTCCTCTCAACTTTGCCACAGCTCAGCCTGCGGCGGCGGGCGGCGCTGCGGCAAATGCGCCCGGCGGCGCAGGAGCAAGTACAGGCCAATTTTCGCCCCTACCAGATGGATACTCGCAAAGTCCGGATGGAGTGGTCAGCCAACTTCTCACCCAAGAAGACGGCAGCCAATTATCTGAACCTATCTGCCGATATGCCCTGTTCGACGGATACCTTGAAACCTACCCAGACTGGACCCTGAACTTCTCAACCCACCTCGAAACCGGCAAGACCACCCGTATTTCGGGATTTACCGAGCATCTGACAGACAAGACTTCAATGTCTAGGTGTCTGAGCAGACAGGGTATAGCCTTGCATGACAGTGAGTCCAAACGCGTAAGGGAGTTTTTCGTGTCGTGGATCAAAACCTTACAGGAGTCCAAGATGGTCGTTGGCTCCGTGCCCTATGGCTGGAGCACCGACTCCAAGTCCAACATTGAAGGTTTCGTCTATGGTGGAAACCTCTGGATGGCTAACGGCAACACCCGTCAGGCATCCAACCCCGACAAGGTGCTGGCGATGCGCTATACGCCACGCGGCGGCGGTAAAACTTCATGGGTGGCGGCGGCAAAGCTGATCACCGACCAGAAACGCCCGGCTCTGGATGCCATTGTTGCGTCGGCATTCGCCGCTCCGCTGATTAAATTCTGCTATGAGCCGGGCATCCTTATGAGCACCTACTCGACCAAGTCGGGCATCGGCAAGACGTCGGCGCTGAAAGTAGCGCAGGCGGTATGGGGCGATCCGATCAGGGCGATGCAGGCGCTGGACGACACCCAGAACGCCGTGTTCAAGAAGATCGGCGCGATCCGAAATCTCCCGATGTATTGGGACGAGCTGAAGACCGAAGAAGACACCAAGCGGTTCACCAATCTGGTGTTCAAGCTGACCAACCAGAAAGAGAAGGATCGCCTGACGCAGACCGCTGCGATGCGCGACGGCGGCTCATGGAACACGATGCTGGTCTGCGCCTCCAACGACAGCCTCATGCAGTTTGTAGTGCAGCAGTCGAAACAGACCACTGCCGGAATAAATCGCATATTTGAGTATGAAGTCCCTGCGGCGGTCGATAACACGGGTCAGATCGATCAAGCCGATGCTAGCCGAATTCTCGGCAGGCTCAACGACAATTACGGCCACGTCGGCGAGGAATATGCGGGTTACCTCGGAAGTAATCATGTTGCCATCGCAAAGGACGTTGAAGATTTCTACAAGTCTATCGGCAACGAGATCAACTCGTCAAACGAGGAACGCTACTGGCGCGTAATGTTGGCTTGTCTGATCAAGGGTGCCGAGTATGCCAACAAGCTTGGTTTCACCAATATCGGTGTTCCCAGCCTGAAAGCATTCCTGATCGGAGTGGTTGGCAATCTGCGCACCGAAAAGGGCATCTCTCCGGTTGATCTGGAGCAAGTGATAAACGTCTCCAATGCGCTGGAGCAATTCCTTAGCGACCATCGCTTCCGGCATACGCTGTACACCAACAAGATCCACCGCAAGAAAGGTAGGCCGGTGCCGGGTGATATCGAGATCAAGCGCGACATAGCCCGGCTGGAGAAAGTCCGCGTCCATGTCGCCTTGGACGACAGGGTACTGCATATCGACAAGAGCTATCTGCAGGAGTGGCTGATTAGGAACAAGCATCCCTGCGGTGCCATCATGAAAGCGCTGGCCGCTAAGTTCAAAGCGAAGGATATACAGGCGAGCATGGCTGCCGGTACCGACTTTTCCGGCGGAAGAATGTACATGATCGAGATCGATCTGCTTCAGAACCCAACACTCAACTTCATCGATGGGACATAATGAGGTAACCATGACTACTGACGCAGATACGCTCGCAAAGGCGCTACGCGCCTGTTTCATAGACGAAAATGGCGACAACGTCGCTGATGCGCTGAGTGAGATTGCTGAAGTTTTAAACAGGCTCACCAATAATTTAGGCGACATTGGCGCGCATCCGCTGCAGGGAGAGAGATTTGATGGAATTGCAAGTTGTCTAAGCGATATCGCTGAAGCGATCCGTGAATATGGAGACACCCATGCCGGACAAGTACCTGAAGATGCGCGACAAGTTCGCCAAGACCATGTCGATGCCAGCGGCGAAAACTAAAGCGGCCCGGCTGTTCAATGCGCAGCGCCCGAAAGGCGCGAAGCCGGTGCTCAGTCGCGGCAAGGGCGCTCATAAAGGACCTAAGTCGTGACCCCGCGCGAGCGCCACGACATGGTCTACATTATCGGCGTCGTAATTGCCGTCGTAATTGTGGCCGGGATTGCGCTCGCAGCGTCGAGGATTTGGGGATGAAAACACTCTTTTTCTCTAAGACCGGGCCGATGTTGCAATACGATAGTCACGGTTATCTGTTGATCAAAGATCTTAATCCGGAAATGGAAGTACGCTGGCATCTGTCCCGTTGGGAAATGATGAAGCTAGGCTGGAACTGCCTCTTAGCTGGACTAAGCGGGTGACCCAATGAATATTGCCACTAAGAAGTTCTACATGGGTGACGATATCGAAGCCCTGCCACGCGATAAGTTGCTGGAAGTCATCGATTGCCTGTTCGATGAACTGGAGTCGACGCGCAAGACAACGCGATCAATCATCGAGTTAAACAAGCTTTGGCGAGAAGTGCGTGCCCGCGAACGCACTGCGTTCTGGGAGAGAAAAGGAATAAAGTAATGGCAATCGACGGTCCAATTTTCCCTGCAGGGACGGCAGTCTCCAATACTGTTTCTTTAGGCCCTACAAACCCGTTCATTATTATCTCGCCGGAAAATTGGGCACCTGCAAACTTGTCATTTCTGGTGTCGCCTGACGGTACATATTTTTATCCGCTATATATCAACGGTATGCTGTGGCAGGTTGCTTGTCCGCCCGAGGCAGCGTTGATGTTAACGGTGGAGTGGCCAAAAGGCATCTTCGTTAAATTTTTATCGGGTACCGCTGATGACCCGGTCATCCAGCCCGAAGAATGCGTATTCAGGATTGTCTAGGGCCGGGAGCCTTTATTACGTTCCCAGCCTCGATTGTGTTTCTTTGTTTCAATCCGGAGATTGCCGTCAGCATTCGAGCCGCCCGAGATCACCGACTTCTTGTGGCCGACGTCCTTGCCAGCGATTGCTGCGCCACCGAGTTTCTTCTTCATGATGGCGCGGGCTTGGTTCTGCTGGGACCGGTTCTGGATGATGTGCGGCTGCGAGTTATAGCCGCGATCCATCTTCCTGATCTGCGCAGGTGTGCGGTGAGACGATGGATCGCGGGTACCAGCCATTTAGTCCTACTTCTTTTTAAACGGGGGCGGCTTGCGCGTGGCGGCTCGGTCAGCAGCGTTCTCCTTCTTCGAGCCCTCCTTGTAGCCGGACTTCTTGTCCATGCGC